GTCCTGATAGTTTACGTATGCTATCGTCGTGATTAATAGCGGCTTGCCAGAATGCAATACGGGCTATCTGTATATATTCGTCAAGTTGTTCGGCAGATGAGGGTTTAAATGCCTTGGCCAGTTTAACGAATAGCCCTGTGTTAGCAGTAACTAGTTCGTTAATATCTGGCCTGGGATTGACATCTTTTTTCATTAAAACGCTATATCGTCTCCGGTCCCTGCTGCAACTGCTTCTGCCTCTGCTTCGGCAGAGCCTTCAGTATTAGCTTCTGTTTGTGCGTTTGTAGGTCGTGGGTTCTTACTCTTAGCAAGATTGAATGTACTTACACGGATTCTAAACTTTTCGTGCCATACATCATCCTTTTGCCAGCGATTTTGTCTAATCTCGCCCACAACTTGAACAAGGTCTCCCTTATGAAATAGTCTACCAATAGCCTCTGCTCCGGTATCCCATGCTTCACACTGAATAAACTCAGTTTCCGTTTGCCGTTCCCCATTGGCCTTATTAAAGTATCGTGTTACCGCTACGGTAAAATTGGCCACACTTGTCTCTTTTGGCCCTACCTTCTTAATTTCGGGGTCAGCAGTAAGGTTGCCCATCAAAATTGTTTGTTGAAACATGTTGTTCTCTCCCAATAAAGTCTATAAAAAAGATTACATATATAATATAGCCCACATATGGATAATGTCAAGCTATAACTGCCATATTTTTTCTGCAATTAACGAATTATTTTCACGGCCCCTTTTACCTGTGAGCATTACAGTATTATCTTCACATAAGAATCCACTATATTGTTCCCAGGGGTCTGGAAAGACCACTATTTCACATGAGCCTGATGTATCGCTAACTGACAGAAAACCCATCTTTCGACCGGGGTTTTGTCCTGACTTAGTTTTTATCTCTTTGACAGAATCAATTTTGGCCGGTAGCATAATAACGCCACCCCTCCCATTGAATCCCGCCACAAACTCTTGACAATTGCAATTTGCCGCCCCAATATCACATGCATCCACCGCACTATAGGTAATAGATATACCCAGCAACCGTTCTTCTGCACTAGAAATCCAGCTTGGAGAATCCTCCATGGTATGAGATGGATTTTTTAAAGACTTAAGCAAGCCTTGAATCTTAGTAGCCCGCTTGTCTGACGATATCATATGGTTTCTGCCGGTTTCCCCCTCTAGCATATCCGCCAAGATATCTTCTAAACTCTTATATGGCGCTGCCAAATGTTTTTTAACAACCGCCTTATGCTCCCGCTCTGTTAACTGGGTATATACGTCATATTCATATAGTCTATTAGTCCTGCTTAATTTGCCCGTAGTAACCGCCCCCGTTGAAATCATATTCTTAATAGCAGTACTTGGAACAGACTGAGAGAACAAGACAAGAAAATCTACCCACGACCAATCTGCCACAGGTTTCCCCACCTTGCTCGCTTCTCTTTGTATACGTCCAACTACTTTCTCCCCAATACTCTTAATATCTGAGAGACCAAAGTAGATAATACGATTTTCTAGAACAAAGTGGGTGTTCATACGTTCTAGACTAGGCAACTGAACATCTATATTCATAGACCTAGCATTTTGTATTAGTTGGTAGGTCTCAATAAAGGGTTTAGGTTTTTCGTGTGCAAAATTGAGATAGCTTGTAATAAACCCTCTAGGAAAATGGGCTTTACTATATGCTGTTAGATATGCATTTGTGGCATAAGATACAGAATGTGATTTGTTGAATGAGTATCTTTGTGACTTTTCAATCCAGGAAAAAATTTCTTCTGCTTCTTCTTTATTAACTATGTCTTGGCTATCACATCCTTCTAGAAATTCTGTCTTAACTTCTGCCATCAATTGAGGGTTCTTTTTGCCGATAGCTTTTCTAAGAATGTCGGCCTGCTGCATATCAAACCCAGCTATGTCTTGAGCTACACGCATAGCTTGCTCTTGATAAATCATTTCCCCGAAGGTGTCTTCTAAGATATGTTCTAATGCAGGGTGGAAATATTCTACTTCTTCTACACCATTTTTACGGTCTATATAATGTTGCGTAATAGATTTTCCATCTCTCATAGCTTCAGAACAACCCGGACGAATAATAGCACAAATAGCAGACAGTTGACTAATATTCTCAGGTTTAACTTCTTTACAGATTCTTCCTTGGTTTTCTAGCTGGAAGATACCCTTAACATTACCATCAGAAAACATCTTCCATGTGCGGGCACAATCTAGAGGAATATTCTCTAGCGTAAAGTTTACATCAATACGATGTTGCCCATCTTCACGTTCTTCTAATACTTTAAACGAACAGCCACAGGGGTATGTAAAAGATTTATTCATTTATATATTATCAAAAAGGGATAATTTGGTAGTAGGTAGAAATGTTTTATATGCTTTTCTGAATATCAACCTGAAGCGTAAACTGTCAATTGGATTTCCCCAAAACAATAGATTTCCTGGTATTGTTTCACGCTTAACCATAAGAGTAACACTATCATGAATCATTACCCATAAAGATTGCATAGAAATAAAACGCCCATCCATAAGTAAATTGTCATCATCGGGCAATCTTTCCCGCCAGACTTCTTTTTTACTCCACCAATGTTTTTTGGTTCTGATGCAATATAGATTAACTGGATTCATTGTGGTTTTATAATCCTAATAATGTCTTCATACATTAATCTCCACAGCGGAGTAGTTTTATGTTCTGTCAATGTGGATACAGTGCCTTTATCGTAGGTTAATAGGCTGAGCGATATAAATGGAACATCCCCCTCTGTGGGAAGTGCGTATCTTAGGTCGTTAAGCCATATAACTATGCCTGCTGTAATATAAGCTTGGTTCATGCTTTTATTCCAAAATGTCTCAAACGGGCAAACATATATAAATCCTGTAATGGTGTTATTTTTGACCATATTTTACCACCAACAAAATACACATGATATAATGCGTCATTATTTAGTTGTTTTAGGTCATCAATCCTAATCTTCCTCATTAAAGCATCCTTCAAATTTCACATTTCCAGCAATACTACGATGTAGTCTCAAAAACTTAATCAAAATTGCAGCAGTATCTTTAACATCTTGTAGGGCGTCATGAGCATTATCACTACTCATACCAAAATATTCCCTAAGTGTATCCATCTTTGAATTACGTGGGGAATCTTGTAGGTTTTCAAACCAATAAAAGGTAAAATCCATGACATCTATAGCATTTAGTTGCCAAAAGAAGTCTTTAATGTTATAGGCTTCATTCAACCTTTTAGTAATAACAAGGTCAAAGTTACGAATATTAGCACCACAAGGAATGGGGGATGTGAAATATGTGCCTTTGGGATTATGTTTATTTACGAAGCCAACAAATTGCTCCCACACAAACTTTTGGTCCGGGGCATTCCTCCACTGTTCTAGAATATCTTCGCTGGTTACACCACGAAGCTTAGCGTGCCAATCTACTGTTTTCTTAACGTCAGTAGTAAGATAATCATCCTTATCAATGTTGGGAGGCCTCATCATACTGTTAAATTCATCTGGTAAAATTTCCAGTGTTCTAGGGTTTATGACAATAGCCGCAACTTGAACCGGATTACATTGGTGTGGATTTACGCCATCAGTTTCAAAATCGAACACCACCAGCTTCTTAAAGTTTATCATACTTCCTCTTCTTCGTCTTCATCATATTCGTCTAGCGGAACCACATCTTCACCATAGACTTCTTCACGCAAATACTCGTCGGTATCTTGTAGACTAGTAGCTTCTACTAGTTGTTCTTCTGTGGCACCATGTGTACAATCCGGTCCCTCATGATTACAACAAGTTGGCTCGTCTACAACATCAATAAGGCTGTTATCATTAAGCCCTGGCGATGTTTGACCTTGATTTTCTTCTCCTTGTCCTATGGCACCGTTCCCGGTCTTCTTCCACAGTTGTCGATTACGCTGAAAAACGGTTCCCTCTGGAACATTGCCGAATCGTGTACGTCTCATAATTCCTCCAATATCTTCACGAGTTTTTCTAACTATTAAATATTCAGATTCTTTTCCGATATAGTCTACCACAATGGTTGGACCAATTACAGTATACTCTCCACTATTTATGTCTACGGCATTTGCAAACATTCCATTGCAGCAGCCCTCATTATAAACAGCGTCTATTTTTTGATACGTTTTATGATTTAAACGAAAAGTGTCATTTATAGAAAGTTTTCTAAAAGCTTGCATGTATATTGTTTATTATTTGGAGATAAATTGTTCTATGTATTCTGTCTTCGGTACGAGCCCTTATTTTATGCCAAACCCCATTATAACTAGCCTGACTATACGATTTCTGATGACAGTTATTTATAAGAGAATATCGTATGTGCCATGATATTTTTTCTATACGGGCTTTCTTTTTTATAACTAAATACATCAAGAACATAAATTTAAAAATATTCCTACCTCTCCATCTATTATGATTTACTTTGTTGAGAATAGCTTGGTTCATATAGTCATATTTCCTGTTCTCAATATATTACTAACACCCATTAACTTGTCCAAAACGGCCACACCAAGAATGTCAAATTTCAATAGCCCAATGTATTCGGAGTCTGCCATTTCAAACCCAGCTACCTGAGTCTTAGTTTTAGTATCATATACAAGTGGACAAATACTGTTCAGGGGCTCTGGTGCAATAACAACACCGGCAGGGTGTCGAGATTGGGCGGCTTTTGTTCCTTCTAGTCTAATGGCCTGTTCAAATCGGGGGGCCAAATCTCCACTTAGTGTCCCATCGTCTTCTAGCACACACCATTCTGCAAACTTGTCGGGGCGGTTTTCTAATGCCCACCCAATAATGGATGATTCCCCGGTCTCTTCTTGCATTTCCTGAAGGTCGGCTGCAATTTCGGCATCATTAGGAATGTACTTGGTGATGGCATTCATTTCCTCAAAGGAAACATCTTTGTATGCCCGTAGTACATTTTTAAGGGCGGCACCACCCTTCATGGTGGTAAAAGTAATAATTTGGGCAACTCTATCCTCACCATACTTCTGTTTAATATAGTTGATGATTTCGTCGCGTTTTTCTACCGGCACATCAATATCAATATCGGGATAACTAATGTGGTCGGCTGTATTACGTCCCGCATTGTAAAAGCGCTCAAATAGTAGGTTGTAAGGCATGGGGTCAATCGCCGTAATACCAATAAGGTATGACACCAAGCATCCAGCGGCAGAACCACGCCCTGGTCCTGGCAACCACCCCTCATCTCTCACAAATCGCACTATGTCTTCACAGATTAAGAAATAGCCCGATAGACCGGCCTCTTCAAATACCTCCAACTCCCGCCTTACTTCTGCTGCATATTCATCATGCTTTTCTTTTGGGATACGGTCTTGAATTAATCTTCGCCATCCTTCCTTACATAAGTGTCGTAAATATTCCTTCGTGTCTGTGCTATAGGGTTTTGGGCACTGGAATTGCGGAAGTAGTGGCTTGTGGAAAACATCATAAGCGTCAACTTTCGACGCAAATTCAACTGTCTTATCCAATTCTGCTTCAGTATGTCCATAGCTAATCATTTCATCATAAGATGGGATATGGTAATTATCAGACCTAAAGAATGTGCTCAACATGAAGTCGGGATTTGAAGCCTCTTTCATGGATACCTTTAAGTTATTACATAGCAAAATTCGTTGGTCTGCGGCCTGCTCTTTAAAGGCATAGTGTGCGTCTGGTGTAGCTACACATGGAATTCCGGTCTTTTTAGAAATTTCCCGAATAACTTCAGCCACATGTACCATTAACGGGTTATGCTTCCCGTCCATCAACTGTACTTCAAGATAGAAGTTTTCCCTACCGAAAATCTCCTGCATCCAATAGGCCAGTTTAACCCCATCTTTCTCCCAGTTAGGCTGTATTTTATCATCCCGCAGAATGACATTAGCCATATCAGAACCAAGATGGCCACTAAAGCCCATAATACTACCATTTAACAAATCCGCCAATTCTTCAAGAGATAATCGCGGTTTATAATAGAATGAATCTGGACTATTCCCGGCAGAGGTAATCTTAATAAGTTGCTGCCACCCCTGTTTGTTCTTAGCAATAATGGGAAGATGACTTAGCTTGCGATTACTCTCATCTTTAATAGAACTATCTAGATGTGATATATATAGCTCAGAGCCAACAAGCGGTTTTTTCCCCGCCTTCTTCATAGCTTTAATAAAAGGGATGGCTCCACTTATACTTCCGTGGTCATTGATAGAACACGCATGAGAATCTATATCTTGAATACGTTGTACTATTTGTTCCGCTTTAGGCAGGCCATCAAGTAGAGAATATTGCGTCACGAATGACAGTGCAACGGAACATACTGTCGAACTGTCATTTTTGGGTCTCCTTATTTTGCTTGCTAATGATATGGCAATAGTTGATGAACTTATCCAGTGGTATATCCATTTTCATTTTATTTACGTCTTTGTGTGTCCAATGTACATTATTTTTAGTATATCCTTTACTACTATCTATCCTGTCTAATGTATGTTCTATGTATATTAATACTTATTAGAAATTAATTATTAAACTTGTATCATGTTTTAGTAACATAACATTTACTATTGACCATGTAAAACAATTATAGTCATCGAAATAATCGTCTAAAGTATTTTTTAGAGTGCCTACATAGCCATCTAAAATTTTCCAAACAGACTGCCATGAACCACACATATGCTGATATCCTATATCTTTTTTATGTGTTTCCATTAATCCCACACCGCATTTTCTTTAGTAATTACTTCATTATTCCTATAGACTCGATGCCACTTTGTTAATACTAATGGTTTATGTCTACCAACTCTACGGTCTTTAATAGCACCAATCACATACCGTTTATTTTGATGGTATAACACCATTCCCTCATGAGTATTACCTTCTCCTCTTTCGTCAAACCAACTACTTGTACTATGACGTATTCCATCTAAACATAGTTTTTCAGCATTGTACATTTTAGAGAATAGGGTAGCCTGCATTTTTTCCGACACAGGATTAAAGAACCATTCCCCTTGTCTTTTATGGTTTCTTTTAAGGGTTACTCCCTTTGGCAATAGTTCTTTGTACGCTTCTCTCAAGCTGTTTACATTACGTTTTAGTTGACATACAAAGGGTGAGATAGAATCAGTTTCATCATACCCTACAAGAAATGTAGTTGTTGTTTTTTTAACTGTCCAAACTATATCAAACATATATGAATAATCATTGTTATAGTCATATTTTTCAATTTGGCACTTTTTAACAGAGCATTTTCCATTGGGAACAATAACTCTTGCTTCCTCTTCTATGCGGTCCAAACCAAAAAAATCTACAATTTGTGTTGTAGGCAGGTCGCTTAAGTCCTGTGTTGAGTAAATAAATGCTTTTGTCGGTATTCTTCTTGTTGGTTCTGTTACCGTAAGTAAAGCGTGTTTTTTTCTCTTGTCGGTTTTTATAGCAACTTCCAGATTTTGAGGTTGCCACACCTTAATAGCATTATTATGTCGTGTAATAGCAAAGTTTGCGTTACCGGCTGGACTTCTGGCGTAAGAATTACATGCGATTCCTGTTTCGTTCAACTTATCTACAATATCGGTCACAATTTTATCCATTTATGCTAGTTCTACAAAAATACCAAAAGTACTATATATGTTTTGAAAGAAGTATGTATCTAATGTATATTTCCAGTGTGGGTTATTTAATATATATGGGGGAGACTTAATGCTATACCATACAGTACTAGAAAGACCTCCTAGATTTTGATAACCAATATCTGCTTTTTGCTCATTCATATTTTTCCCTTGGCGTTGCCGGGGGTAGAATATATCCAAATGGTTCACCACGACTACTATTAGCCCCCCTATGGCCTCCTATCCTACCATTACCTTCGGGGCCTTGTCCACCACCGGCAGATTCCGGTGGGGCACCCATACCTCCAATATCGCGGGTAATAATTATCTTTTTTCCCTGTTTGATGAGAGCCTGTATTTTTTGAGCCTGTTCGTGAGACTCTCTAGTATAAGGTAGTTTATACAGGTGGGGTAGAGCGGGGTCATCTGGAATACCAAATGTTGTGCCCTTAACACTTTCTGTGGAAGATGCCATAAGATAGATGGAGTGAGGTTCCTGTATTTCCATCCAATATATTTTATAGTGTTCTGGTAGTTCTTCTAACTCTGTAGGTTTGGCTATGCCCAATAGACTAAAGGTAAGAGACCACCATATGAAGGCTAGTGGGATTACCATAGTAATCAAAAAGATTTTAAGCCATCCATTGCCTCGTGCCCCAATTATAGACCAGAGCAATAAAGAGAGGATAACCAGCCCTGTTACAGGAATAAGTATTGTACTAATCATCTTTCATTATGTATTGGAACCTAATATGACTGGCAGTACCTAGATATATGCTTAAAGCATGAAAGTTTTGTTGATGTATATAGTTATATAAATATCTCCACATACCATGCCATATTTGTTCAGAAGTTGATTTCATGATAAAATAGAGGTGGGGGTGTAGAGTATAGTCATTACTCTACACCCCCACACAAGAAAAGAAGATTTTAGGTGAGAACCTTGGGGAAACGCTTAAACTTAGTGGCTCCCTTCGGACGCATCAAAACATCTCCCTGCTGATACCAATCTGCACCATTAACATCATCAATTTGGTCTTCGGTAAGTCCATTGCGGAAGTTTAGTGCTTCTTTTACTGTTCTGCAATTGTTTTGGACACCTTCCAAATGTGACAACTCTGGTACACTAGGATTATGCATCAGCAGATATCGCCAGGGGTCTTCACCACGGCGAGTTTCCAGGTCTACAAGTTCGTACTCATAAGTACCATGCTCATTAGTAAACGAATCCTTGTCGATAACGTTTCCTCCCAACTTAGCGTGAATTCGTTCCACGCCCACCTTGCGGATAAACTCTGCACGCACTTGGGCATTATCAATCTCATGTAGCTTGGAAACATCAATTTGTCCAGGATGTTCTTCGGCTAGCCACTGTGGTACTCGCACTCCATTAAGTGCCCACACACTAAAACCATCACGATATAGAACGGCGGGACCGCCATCCTTATGTAGTACCTTAGTTTCATCTCCAATGAGATTAACTTCGGTATGGCGATGTTGGAAAATAGCAACGTGCGAATATGGAGACCACCAACCGCAATTCTTAGCGAGTTCGATGAGTCCATTTAGCTTGCTACATTCTTCAATCTCCAATTCAATTCCCATGAAGTCATAGAACGAAAGCCATCCGGCCTCATGTGCTCCATAAATCTGCTGGGAAATAGCTTCATTGATTTCCTTATCCGAAATACTGTCTACAACACTTTGCTTAGCCAATTCATCTTCCAGATATTGTTGTAGTTGTTCGCTGTCTCGCCCACCAAACGTTTCGTCTGCCGAGGTATTGCCATGACCAAACCACAGTCTCTTAAGCAATACTGCAAACTTTGCGGCGTGCATAGGCGAATCAGCCAATACATACCACTTTGGAGGCTCTAGCTCCGCTGCTCGATACGCTTCTTGTGCTGCTGCAATTGAAGCCTCAAAGTTACACGGGTCGGTATTCAAACCGATTTCTAGCCACTTGTCTACGTAGACGGGTAGCTTAGCCGTTTGTTCTGGTGTTAGTTTGTCAATCTTCTTTTCTGCCATTACGAAGCACTCCTTCTTAAAAAATAGTAAAGTTATCTCAATTACCGAACAGTCTTCTTAGGATATTGCGTGTTGATGAATTCCCCTCCGGTTGCCCGTTAGACTGGGACTCGCCAACAAATTTTCGCTCCAGATAATTAATATAGCCCAGTTTTCCGTTTTGTAAAGGTGAAAATCTCAAAATTGTTTTTTCGTCTCCTTGATGGCCTAAATTTACCGTCTTAGAGAAGATTTTTTCCGCAAATTTATTGAAAATTTCCACCTCAACCTCGACCGGAGCCTGTACACTACGTAAAGCATACATATGAACATTTAGTATATGTTCTCCGGGAACTATACCACGTATCTGTATCATCTCTCTATTGTCAGGATAGGTTACTATACTACCGTCAGGCATAGTTATTGAATCACTAGTTAAACCAGTGTCGTCTCGGTCCAAGTGCATAAGTCCCGCATCCTTATTCCGAAACATTACTATATTGCCAGACCCATCCATTAGATAGGTATCTACATCACAGTTAAGAGTACCATCCCACTTTACAACTATGGTGAATTGTGCTTGGGGCACTAGTCCTGGGTCTTCCTTCTTGTTCTCATTTACATTAATTATAGATATAATCCATAATGTCAGGAAAAACAAAGACATACAAAATAGAAGGTCCAAAAAAGATATCTCATCGCTATATCTATTTAGTTTCATGTCTAACATATCCTTGTACTGGTTTTTTGGCTAATTCTTTTTCCAGCGCTTGTGTTAGATTAAAGGTTTGTATGGCCAAGAGTATATTTGCAACCTGTCCTGTAAGTGTAGTATAAAGAGCCACACTTAATCCCGCAGATAAAGTCTTAATTGTTTCTCCGGGGTTATTACTATCAAAATAGGCTAGGGCCATAGCCATCATAATAAACCCAATGACTGTACCAATCAGACCAATTCGTGATGAAATACTACTTGTAAACCACCCAATCTCTTTATCTATATTTAAGGTGTCTAGTAGCCTGTGGTCTTTACTTGCAATGGTGTTTGCAAACTTGATAGTAAGCTTGCCTATTCTAATAGTACCGTATAAACATGCCAGAAGAACAATAAAACTAATTTTTGTTACATCTCCATCCCAAACCATAGTAAATAAATCACATACAGCAGCTAATACAAAAGCTGACATGATAAGTAAAAACATTATCCACCATCTAATAAGTGCGGCCATTACGTATTCCTTTATTCTCTAATCAATCTTTGATATCCAACGGCATTCATTATTGCTCTATTAAGAGTATTGGCGTCGGTATAATTAATGTGTTCGTTATGAATTCTTTGCCATGTTAATCGCCTAACTCTGTCGTATGTTACAAGAACATCCTGCTTGTTCATTCTGTACTTCCCGGCGATTTATATTTAGTAGGATTATAACCTTGCTCAGACATATTTTCTGTAACTTCTTCGACTGTTCTATGCTCTAAACAGTATTTAATCTGTTCACACTTAGTCATCCATTCTCCACAGGGAGTAACTTGCCCCCGCCTCTTTTCTAATATGGGCAATACATGTGTGTCTTCAAATGTTGTTTTACCAAGACTGCAAAGCCTATTACACTTCCATGACTTATTTAGTTTAGGTTGAGAGGTTGATTTAATATCCTCAAACTTAGTGCGAATTATTTCTAGCGTGTCGGGAATATCTTCCCGTCCAAATTGTACCGTAAAGGGTTTATTATGGTCGATGTAGTATACAGTGAGTATAATATGTTCTGCTTCAGGGTATAGCTGGCAGCATGCAAAGTGATATATGCGCAATTGGGGATTTTTTCTACAGGATTCATACGTAATATCTTCTCCGGTTGTCCAATTAATGGCCTTGCCGGTTTTCCAATCGACAATCTCATAAATGCCCGTATCAATCTCCGTAATAAGGTCTACTGTACCCTTAATAGACAAATTTCCGGTCAGCTTTTCACCATGCCAATTATAGTCATAGGCAGCCCACGGTTCGTTAATCTCAATATCAAATTGCTGCTCAACATCAACAATAGTGCGCATTCGCGGGTCAAAGGCCCCATTGTTAAAATCCAGAGCCTTATGCACTAATCTCTTACAACGCCGTAAATCCGCATCCTCCCACTCATGATGGTCAAATGCCGCAGCATAGTAATCATATACTTGTTCTGTAAGGGGGTCAATTTCCAACTTATTAAAGTTAGTAGTAACCCGCCCCGCTATTTCATCATGTATAATTCTCTTGTTCTGCTGCTTAGCTAGTTTAGCCGCAGCTAGAATTTCCATTACTTTATGAACTATCGTGCCCTGGTCTGCTTTTTTATTGGATAATCCAGACCATCCCAGGATGTATTCACCGAAGAATTTTTGAGGACATTGGTCGTGGCAACTATAAGAACTACTTCTAAAATACGTAATTGGTATCGACATTTACCCTTTAATCTCTGGTATCCACCCAATTTCCGCTAATGGGGTGTAGACTGCATCGTTTTGTTGTCCGATATTCATATCTTTGTTATCCACAATCCAGTCAAATGTATTCCAATCAAAGTTCTCAGGGTCCAATGCGGTTTCACTAGCATGCTGGTCATTAAATGGATTACGAGCCAATCTCATAACCTTACCACCAGCATTTTGAACGGTATTTACTTCATTAGGGAATCTAGCATCACAAATGATTGCTAAATCTGCCCCATCTTCTTTTACTTTCTTAATAGTGGCGTCTGCCCATACGTTTCCATACATCTTACGGAAAATATCTGTGCCTACATATTGTAGTACTTCACGAGCGGTCATTTGTCCAGGTTCATGATATTGCAAACATTCGTTCAACATCATACCACAAACTTCTTGAACGGCTCTGTCATTATATGATTCATCACAAGTAATTCCCGGCATATCTTCCCACTTCAAATGTGTTAGGGAATTTTTATCATCGTCTCCACCATAACACTGTTCCCAGGTAAGACCTAGAATATTTACACATACTTCTTGCTTAAGAAGGTCGGCAAAACTATATAGTTTAATGTATGGGTCTAAAGCGTCTTCTCGAAACTGTTTCATTTCTGGGGTATTACGCTGAACATCAAAAATACCCTCAAACCTTTTGTCTCCATACAGGTCTTCAATAGCTAGTCTACCGTTCTTATCAATCATAAATCTATGATGAACAATACCAAGACTACTCATCATAAGGCCAATCAAAAAGTTGGCTACTGTATTTTTACCAGCCTGTTTACGACCGCTAATTCCTAATATTTTTTGTGTCATTATCCTTCTCTAATTATTCGTCTAGTGTCTATTATTATATTTAGTAGTGGTCTTTGTACTTTTTCTCCAACTAGCCAAGTTATATCACAATTGATATCAGACCAAAACTCAAAACACATTACCGCATTTCTTTGTCTTTTAATATTTTTGTGGTAATTCATATACTATATCTCTTAACAATGGGGCTCAAAAGTTTATGTACATCTGTGGCATAGTTATCTGCTATATCTCCACCAGGAAATGTTGGGACAACTATGTTATATCTATTTCCACATTTCTCAATAATACGTTCCGCATAAAGTTGACCGGCTTTATCATTATCTCCTAGGACAATTAGGGTCATTGCTCCACTTCTGTCTAAGATATCTAGCTGTTGGTCTGTTAGTTTAGCTCCAAAAGTAGCAACAGACATATGTAGTCCAGCCTCTTCAATCCTCCATACATTACCGGGGCTTTCAACAAGAATGGCAATTCCGGTTTCTTGTATGTGCGTCTTAGCAAACCAGTAATTATACAAGTGGAATTTAGTAGATAGACCCTTACTATGCTTCCATTTACTATATATGATATTTTGACGAAAGTCGGGTGGGGGGCATGGTAAGACGGGATTATGATATGTCCTACAGTCTTTACACTGGTCCCACTTAATTCTCCCGGTACACCCAACAACTATTCGGTGATTTTCATCATAGATAGGTACGACAACCCTGTTGTACATCTGCTTGCCCTTGGTGTCGCAGAGTCCAACGTCGTACTTTTCGAGAATTTCCGGGGAATATCCTCTATTAATATAGTACGCTGATGGGATTTGTAAAGACTTTTGTGCGATTTTTCTAGAAATTCCTGACAATTTTGGGGATTTTTTGCCAGAAAAGGTTTGCATCTGGTTGATAAAGTTCTGTTTTTCCCTAGATTCTTCGTTTTCACTAGGTGTTGGCACATCTTTATCAAGATATTTATAGACCCACTCTAAAGCGGCAGGGAAAGATACTGTTTTATCTCCGGGAAATTCCCAATCATACTTTTCTCTAGACAGCATACCCCTAACAAATCCAATGGGGGTAGCCATGAATGTGTTTTCGCACTGTCTAGTATTACAATTCCAATTCCCATAACTATCACGATACATATTAAATGCGGTAGTATTATTACCACCATGAATAGGACAGCATCCTATGAACATTTCGTCTGTCTTTTGTAAGTCTACATTAAAGTGGTGTAAAACATCTTCAAAATTAGACAATAGTTCATGCTGGATAATGTCCTTATCATCATCACTTAAATTCAATAGGTTCGTGTTGGTCTGGGTCATACTCACTATTCTGCAATTCAAAGCCAGTGGCTTCTAGCTCTCTTTCTCTTTCCAATTCGTGCTTAGTTTTTAATTCGCGGATTTGGGCACAACTGCCCTTCATTACACAGTTAATATAGTTATTAGAACTCATGCCGGGACCATGCCTTGCTACAATAGGCACTAACTTATGAGTCCCTTGCTCTGGCCCCCCATCCATGGTAATTTCTTCAGCAGATTTTGGCTTGTATATTGTGAGATTAGAACAAAGCCAACCAATTCTATCTGAGCCTGATGCTACGTCTGTACCTTCTTTTTCGATGCCATCTCTATTAAGCTGGATGAGAACAAGTAGTGGGACTTTATAACGAACGGCAAAGTTATGTAGACTAGTCATCATAAAGCCAAGGATTTGATATTCCTGTAGGGCACCAGACACATCTCCCGAATTCATCAATTTAAGATAGTCATAGATAATGAGGCAGTTCTTTGCTGTGCCATCGTCATTTAAACCCACCTCTTTTGTAACCCATCTTCGCATTACTGCCAATTGTTCTTCAAAGGGCATTCCGGCAATAGACTTATGCATGTAACGATTGCCGGTTTTCTTTAGCTTGTCTGCGGCATCTTTGACACGTGCCGTTTCATTTTCGCACTGTCCAAATTGTCCTGTGGCAATACGGTTAATTTCCACACTACTTAACATAGCTAGAGACCTGCATACGTGGTCTTCTTTCATCATTTCCGTATCGAGATTTAAGACGGGGGTTTCTAGGTGTCCTGCCACATGATATCCCACATTATCCGTGAATACTGTTTTACCCACCTTCATGCGGGCTCCAACAATACTAATGGCTCCCGGTCGTAATCCTCCACCAATGGCCTTATCATAGTTTTTGAAGCCAGTGGACAAACCAATTTGTTCTACGGGATTATCAATCAGGTCTTGTACATAGTCGTCAATATTCTCAGACATTGCAGTTGGGATATCCGCACCATCATTTAGTAGACTAGTAAAGTCAAAGACGGTTTCTTCTGCAATACCCAGGATATGAGTAATAGACTCGTGACCCTCAATTTCTAGTAATTGGTCTTGAGCCTGTTCAAGCTGGTCGTGTAGTAGTCGTGTAATTTCAAACTTGCGAATTTTAGCTGCAAATTTACGTATATTGGTTAGCACGACGGGGAACTTGAAAATTGCCGCTAAATGGGCTCCTTCGGATGGTTTAGATAGGATGTGCCCAACTCCTAGTTCGCTACCGGCAGAATGGATAGATGCCACATCAACATCAGCACTATCGTCATTTTCTAATATATGTTTAAGACACTTGAATATAATTTTGTTAGACTTATCGGTGAATGTGCTTTCTTGTACCATATCCGCCACTTCTAGGTACGCATCATTCCCATACCGGCAAATGCCAGCCAACACCCCTCTTTCCGCTGCTTTATCTCCAAGATAATCTGTCATATATTCTCTTACCTACTATTGCCACATTCATCACATATAAAATAATAACCTTCATCCGGGTCATTCACCAATTGACTTGGTAGAACCTCCCACTCTTCTCCACACCTAGAACATTCCATTTCAATATAGTCAATCTTACCACGCCTAGGCTCTCTGGCAACGCCCCCGCTTAATTTCTTATCAATCGCCACATCATCTTTAAACTGATTACTGACTGGCATATCTAAGAATAGATTGGGTCTACCCTCTGCTGGAATTACCATAGGCTCTGGTGGGGCAAAGTTTTTAGCGGTTTTCCCCCGCCTACCCTGGCTGCGTTTTCTTCGGTGCTCTTGAACATCAAAGCCACCCTGACCACGACGCTTCTTGCCGCTTTTCTTTTTCCTACCGCCTTTTCCGCTTAAGGTTTGAGCCTGTTGTTCTGGCTTCTTTTTCCCCCTGTTTTGTCTACGTTTAGACTTTTGCGGAGCCTCTTCTTTTTTTGACAGTGCTCCTGCCAACATATCAATTAGCTCGTCTTTGTCTAGGGATTCTAGTTGTTCTCTAATTCCCATAATTGCCTCCTATTCCTTTTCTGCATATATTTCAGATATCTTAGCCCGCTGTATGTCTCCTACAGTTTTGGCCATGGCCTGTAAACTATATGCCAAGGAATCTAATCTAGCTATTCTTTGTTCTGCATAGTTAATAATTTTTTGAAGCTTGCTTGCAAATGCATTTTCTTGACATATCAAGCTAACTTTAACTTCATACTTAGTATAACTGTCATAGTTATTTAGGTATTTTGAAGTTGTTTCTTTTAAAAGAGCATTAGCCCATAGAGAGCGAGACTTTTCTAAATTGATACATCTTTGAATATGGAATGCATATTGCTGTAATCTAAAACTCAAACTACCACACTCAGAAGCCGACAAAGATTCCGTGGTACTACGCTCTTGGTTTAAATACATCTCTAGTTCAGATTGTGTACCAGGAGGACTCAATATAGGAAGTCCAGTAGACTTCTCATAGTTATTAAGAGCTTCGTTGATTTTATCCATACGAGAATCAACACTATCCCTTGATTCTTGTGGTCCAGTCATTATCGTCCTCATTAAAGGGTAGTTGTATTAGAATAATTCCATTATTTTCACACCATAAAGACTTGTCCGCATCTCTTTGCCTAGCCTTGGCAAATCCCATGATAGACTTATGGAAATGTGGAGTATATTTGAAATGTTGCTCTCCCTGTATTTCTACGGCAGTATTAAGCACAGGAATATAGTAGTCTAGGTAGAGGGTTTGTTTATCACGAATTGGTACAGGAACTTCTTCTAAAATATGCAAAGTGGGATATATAGCATTCAGAAGTTTACCGGCCCTTTGATGTAAAAGGCTACCATTTCTACCAGATACCTTAGTCTTAGGTTTCCAATCAATCAGTTTATCATCTAGGTCTCGTATTTTCATTATCCTGCCATTATCATTTCCTGAAAGTCTTTATTAAGCTGTTCAACTAGTTCTGGCTTTTCTCGTAACTTTTCTACACAGTTTTCAAAACCCTGGACCTTTGTATCATCCGGTAGGGTAAACCATGCTCCACCCTGTTTAATAAGTCCTAGGTCTTTGCTAAGCTCGGCTATTTCAAAAACCTTATCTATACCTAGCCCATATCTTAAAAAGGATGTACCCTTGCGTCCTGGGGGGCCTATTGCTGACGTAGAACATTCCCAGTGTACTTTTTGACCAATCGGATTGTCGGCATCTTTCGGGAATAATTCTTTATATGTGGCCCGCAGCTTAACGTCGGCCTGATATTGGATTTTTCTACCGGAGGCTTCTGAGGTTTGAGAATAACCCATGCCACTTGTATTGGCAATAATGTGGGTGATACCCATGACTATAGAGCGGTTAACCGGCAAGACATTACACACCTTCTTAGTAAAGTCTGCAAGCATGATGGGCACATTATCCCTGTAGCCCTGACCATATTCACTTTCCTTACGAGAAGAACTACACAACTGAGAGAAAGAATCAAAGATGAAAATCGCCCCCGTCTTCGTGTTGATTAGAGATTCTGCAATATCGAGGTAGTCTTCGGCATTAAGAATATATCCGGGACGAGACCGTATAACTGTAAAGCGGTCTTTTTCCAGGTTAAGATGTTTAATTCCACGCAAATCTCTGTCTGACAATCGTCCTTCGATGTTAAAGAAATATACATGCCTACCATCTGGACAGTATTCACTAGCATATTCCTCCTTCTGTGCGGTTGCAGCAAAATCTAAACACAATGTTGTCTTACCAACTTTAGCAGGGCCGGTTGTTAGCACAAATGAGCCCTCTGGTATGCCTCCCCCCAACATATAGTTCAAAACAGGACTTACCGGAATAACAATTCGTGGCTCATCCACAAGGGCATTACCACTAATAAAAACATCGTCTCCAAACTTTTTAGTCAAATGGTCATCAATATCTGTAATTTCTTTCTTACTAGCTTTCTTCTTCGCCATCTAAATCTCCATCTAAGTCTTTCAGTGCGCTGATAATATTCTTTTTGCCACGTGCTTGTTTTGGCTTTGTATATATATTATGCGTAGCGCCTTCCTGTTTTTCTTCTGTCTTATTCTTTTCTGCTTTAGTCACAAGTTCAGCCTGCTTTTCCTCGATAACCTTAGCTAAGAAAGGTGAACGTAAGCTATAGCATTTCCACATTCTCTTATCTTTTAATGCGGCCAGAATGGAATTTACGTGATATTTTTGCAACAGCTTGTTTGCCGTTGGTATTTGCTGTCTGAAAAACTTTTCCCACTCTGGCAATTGCCAAAATTGTTGTGGTAAGTCTCTCCCTTGACTTTTCGCATTCTTTTCGCATATTTTCTCTACTACATATTGGGCATCTGTTACATACTTTCCTGGCGAGTATGCAGATTGAAAACGGCTTTTCTCAGTATACTTTTTGCTCATTGGTCTTTCTTGGTAGTTAGAATCTCGCCCTTCCTAATATCATAAATATTACCACGAGCGGTACGAGATATTTGCTTTGGAACCGTCTTTAAATGTTCATCTGCCATCTCGGATGCTGTTTTAGTATATACGGTCACACCCTCTCGACCACCAGCAGCCTTGTGATTGATAGCAATGCGAGAATCGTGCCTCTGTCTAAGAGCCACACCATAAAAGGTCTGAGCATCTTCGGGCACAATCAGCAATTGGTTGCACGCCTTATTCATTAAGTGCTCTGCTTTATCCTTATCATTAACGCCCCCACGAATAAGCATGTTGAGAGTTTCTTCCCAAATAGCAGGGTCAATTTCCTTACGAATTTTCTCAACCCCCAAGGCTTTTGGTCCCTCGTCTTCTTCGGTCTCTGTCTCAGGTGTAAGTTCTAGCTCGTTTTCCACATACTCTTTTACCTCGTCGTCTGAAACCTTGAGAGTAATGGCTATTTCATTATGGCTCATACCCTGTTTAACGAAAGTTTCTATCGCCGCCTTTTCTACTACTGATAGTGACATTATACCGCCTCTCTTTCCGCTTGAACCAAATGCTTCTTATTCTTTGTGGTAAGGAAGTCTAAATACATATAGAATGCCTTACGGTTGACTTCTTTGTAGGACCACTCATTAATACCCAAAGCCTTCTTTTGATGTCTTCCTTCGGAGTACAAACCTAGTGGGTCGTAGAACTTGCCGTGAGCCCCGGTTTTAATATAATATCGAAGCTGCCCATTAGCAGACACCAACTGTTTCGCATAGGCATTACTTCGCTCGGAGGCTGGTGTGACAGGGCCATCTACTTCTTTGCGCAGGTCAAACAGTCGTGGATAACCATCTTCATTATAATCTCCATGCCGGTCAACCCGCTCATCCTCTTGCCCCACAATAGTATAAGCCACAACCCTATTTTCTTCACGAGATGTTTTATTATCATCTTTAGCTGCATACATAGAAGTAGCCATATCTGATGCGGTAATCCGATGGGGATTTGGTGTTTTGTTGTGCGGTCGTTCTTCTTGTTTTGTATCTTGTTTGGTCATTATTTTACCTCCTTTTTAAATTCCATTAGATTCGCCTGTCTCATTTTCAGTCTGATTTTTCTTCTTTCTGCCACCTCTCGCACCGTAAAATCTGGCAGAATAACAAGTCAAAATTTTCATAATATCCTCTGCTAATTCTTCTTCATATTTCTTATCTTTCTTCTCAACAACCTCAACTATGATTTCAAGATTCTTGAAAATAGCGTCAAGATATTCGTAACCAAATCTTGCAAGCCTATCTTTGTATTCAATCAGTATTCTTTCAACCCTGCCTTCAAAACATAGTTTGATAAGTTTATGTAATCCTTTTCGCTTCTCATTTATTCCACTGGCTATTTCATCAATCAAAATAAACTTGTAGCCTTTGTTTTCAGCGTGTTTTCTTAACCTATCTTTCTGACGTTCAAGGTTTTCTTTTTGCTTGGCTGTTGAACATCTCGCATAGATAACCGTTAGTTTTTCTTGTTTCTCTTTCTTGACTCCCATATAAGCGTCTAAATCGTCTTGTCTGAAACGCCTATGGCCACCAGAAGTTTTGAAAGAGTTTATCTTTTCGTTGTTCGCAAGTGTCTTGAGAGTGTTTATTGACACCCCAAGATAATCGCTTGCTTCTGTGATTTTATAGATTTTCATTAAGCAAGCCTTTGAAAATGTGTGCAATAACATCTACTGTCCATCCATTTCCAAGCATTTTTATTGCTTGTGTATCACTTACAACAGAAGTGTATCCATCAGGTACAGTTTGCAATCTTTCACATTCTAACCTTGTTAGTTTTCTAATAACACCCTCAATCTCGTATAACCCTGTTTTCCCACCAATACCACCGCTATTAGCGTTTAATGTTGCAGATTTACCTTCGCTTGAATAAACCCTATTCCCTTGTGAAAAATTGCGTTGCAACAGTTTCCCATTATCGAGCCAAAGTTTATGTGTTGGTTTCATTACACCACCCAAGCAAACTAATCCAGAGTTTGAAGAGTGTTTGTCAACGGGTATAAATAGCAAAGTATCTTTTGAAACTGTTGTCATAGCATTGCTTTTTTCCGTTCCGTTTAATTCGTATTTCTGCACCACCTTACCTTTTTTATCATACCTTCCTCTTTGTGCCAGCCCTAAACTTTGCAATCCTTCTTCGGTAATATCTTTTAGTAACAAACCTTTGTCTTTCGGTTGCTCAATATTTGTTATGTTAGTCCAATAATATCTCGTTCTATTTTGTGCCGAAACTAAATTTGAATTGATAACTATCGGCTCTACACCTAAATATTCGGTTATAATATCTTGGTAGTCCTTTTTCATTTTTACGTTTTCAAGCAAGAAGTATTTAGGCTTTGTTTCTTCTAACAATCTAACAAATTCAAAGAACAGTTTGCTTCTTGGGTCGTCAAAATTTAATTGCTTCCCTGCAAAGCTGAATCCTTGGCAAGGGCTTCCACCTATCAATAAATCAATCTTTGGCAAGTCTGAACCTTTTACTTGTGTTACATCGCCTATATGCTTTGTATTTGGGTAATTGTGTTTAGTTACTTGCATTGCATACTTGTCAATTTCAGAAGCAAAGTAGTTATCGTATTCAATCCCACATCTATTAAGTGCAATCTGCCCACAAGACATTCCGTCAAATAAAGACAGTACGTTTATTTTGCTTCCTGCGTCAGCAATTTTACCATCGCTCAAAAAAATATTATTACTACGTTCGTTTTTCATATCAAAGTTTATCGTTTAAAATCCGCACCAGACAGCTAACATGGTATATAAAAAATAGCCTATGAAGGGGTGGTGCATAATATCAAAGTTTGTGGTCAGGCTACTTTTCATATACCTGTCCGTTAGCCACCATATTAAGACGGCTTCGTAGCAATGATGGTTTTGAATTTAGTTTCAAATTCATTGTTTTTTCTCCAAAACATCAAATGATTTGAAATGTCCCACCAAAAATCTGTTTTACTTCCATAGCTTGGTAATGGATTTATGTAATTATCAAAATCTGAATACTCTTGCAAATACCATTTGTTTTCAGCAAGTTCAGTAAGGTATTGTTTTACTTCGCTTTTTTGGCTGTCTTTACAAAATACTGTAATCACTTTATCTTTAATTGGCACGTCCAAATAAGTATAATCATTTATATTATCTCTTATTTTACCAAGCGATTCAGGTAAAGCACCCCATTCAAATTCAGAACTACCCATATAATCAAAATGTACAATTGAATCAATTCCTTTTTTGTAATCTCGATTCTCAAATTTTGCTCTTTGTATTAAAGTTGTTTTCATTTTATGTTTTGTTTTAAATTAATAATCAATAAAATACGGTGGCTAACACGGTGTCATACGCTATTGGGTGTTAAGTGCAATTTGCAGCCATGCAACTTCGTTTGTGGTTCAGTGTATCTCGATAGTTTTGCGCTAGTAATCCCCCAACAACGCATACACCAATTCGTTAGTAAAAACAATTATTCAAATTGCTCATGCCAACATTGCAAACTACAACAAGGGGCATATTCTTTGCAAACAGCTCCTCCGCAATGGCATTTGCTAACATCAGGTATCACACAATCATTAACTTCGGTCTGTGCAAGTTCGTACCCTTTTTTGAAAGCATATTCTACAATTGACCGTGTAGGACATCTGTTTAATTCATCATAAAAATCACTTGCTTTTTCTTCTATTGTTTTCATAATTCCTATATTTTAGTCGTTAATAATCGTGTCATACCTGTGAGCGTTATGCCCCGTTAAGGCTCTTTATTAACTCAATGTCTTTCTTACTCGGACCCGTTTTCTTTTGGCAGCCGTCTATTGCCAGTGACCATACTGCCATACTGGCTGCGAAACACGCTAGCATAATAATTACCCCTAATGCTTTATAATTTACCATAGCTCTAATTTTTAAGTACTGTACAAATGTAAATAATATTTACGTAGTATGCAAATTATTTTACATATATTCTTGAATTTTATATTTAATCCTCTCTAACAGAGCCTCTTGGGTTTTATCTTTTCTCATTATATTTTTCAAAGGAGCCTCATCCTCTGTGCCTTTTACTATTAAGTGGTATATAAGGACAGGCTCCTTCTGCCCTTGGCGCTGCAGCCTGGCGTTAGTTTGCTGATAGTCTTCTAGCCCGTCAGGCACCCCGAACCAAACTAAGATATGCCCTCCGTCCTGTAGGTTAAGTCCGTGTCCTGCCGATTTTGGGTGGGTCAACATAACGGGTATTTTCCCCTTATTCCATTCTTTAATATCTTTATCCGTTTCCAGTAAGCGAGGTTTATACTCTTTTAACGCTTCATGTATCTTACTTATATCCGATCGGTATTTGTACGCCACTAAAACAGGCTGCCCTTTTGCCTCTTCGATTATCTCTTTCAGAGCCTCGATCTTCTCGTCGTGTATATCCTGTACTTGGCGTTTTATATCTTCGTCTTCGTAGTAAACCGCTCCGTTAGCAAACTGCATTAGTTTATTACGTAAAGCAGTAGAGGTGAAAGCCGTAAGTTCTACCCCTGAGTCTAAGAAGTCTAGTATATTTTCCTTCTCGAACTCTTTATACTGTTTAAGTAGAGGGGTTTTCAACTCTACGTACCTATTAATGTAGGTAGGCTCCTCCATAGAAAGGTAGTCTTTGGCTTTCATCGATATACATATATCGCTTATCTTTTCGGCTATCTCCTTTTCGGCTTCTGCGCTTCTTACCCTCCAAGTGTATACGACATGGTCTTTCATAATGGCAGGTTCTAGGTATCGGCGCCTAAACTCAGATAAGGTCTTACCTAGTCTTTCCCCTGCGTCCAACAAATATATCTGCGCCCATAGGTCAGGGTATCCGTTAGGGGTAGGGGTTCCCGTTAGACCTATCACCCTGTGGCAGGAAGCAATACATTTACGCAGGTGTTTAAACCTGACAGACCTAGGGGATTTGAAAGAGGAAAGCTCATCTATTATAACACAATCGAAAGGGAGTTTGTTGGAGTAATATTCGCAGAGCCATTTAGTGTTCTCTCTGTTTATGAAGTATATATCCGCTTCTTCCTCTAAGGCTTTAGCTCTTTGTTTCGCTGTCCCTACCGCTACCGAAGCAGTCATACCGTTAAGGTGTGCCCATTTATCTATTTCGTCCTTCCAAGTAGACTCAGCTACTTTCTTCGGGGCTATCACTATAGGCTTTATTATATCTAATATATACATTAGATCGTTTAAAGCTGTCAAGGTGGAAACGGTTTTACCCATCCCCATATCCAAGAAAATCCCGCAACGGGGGTTATCTTTAATATGCTTAATGGTCACCTCTTGGTAACTGTGCGGTTTGAATTGCTTCATATAGTTCTTCGTTGTTTCTTATTATAAACACTAGCTGTCCTAGTTTACGTATTATCTTATGTACTTTACACTGTATAGGAGAAGGTTGGTAAGTCTCGTTCTTGATTTCTGCGAAAAATATAACTCCGCCAGGTAGAAGGATTAACCTGTCGGGTATCCCTTTGAAAAAAGAGGGGGAGAGCTTTATAAAAAGCCCTCCTTTCCTCCTCACCTCAATCCTACATGCGGTTTCTATTTTACTCTCTAAAGTCATACCTCTTCTTCCTGGTTCAGATAATACTTTTGCATACCGTACAGGCTAAACCTAGCGGGAGATCTTTGCATTTTCCAGTCTCTCATACTCCTCATCACGTCGTTAATGTCTCGGGTGTTATACCTGCTCATCTCTTCTTTATTGCGTCCTAGACATTCACACCATATCTCCGCTATGCACACCTTATCCCTTATGCGATACCCTTGTGAATAATCGCCCGACTCTATATATGATCGTCTGTCGAATATGTCCATCTCGTCCCAGTTCCTAGGTACACTCATATCAAGATAATCCTTGATAATACCTCTACGGTCGTCGGTTTCGCTGTGCGCAAAACGCATTTTATCTGCTATAAGTTCTTCGCTTCGGTTAAGGTAAAGCGTCTCCCCTTCTTTGTACAGTGCCATAGCTTCGGCCCATATCTGATCCACGCTAGATAGGAACTCCTCCGAGAAAGGATCACCCTCTACATAGGAAGGCCTAACGGCGATAGGAAGGAAACGGCGATTACCCGTCGGGTCTTTTAAAAACTCCCAGTTATTAGTCGTCCCTACAAAAATACATTGTCTTTGGTAAGTTACTATTTCTCTACCGTAAGCAGGACGAAAAGAGTCTTCTCTTTTTGACAAGTACTGCTTAGTAGCCTCAACTTCCGCTTTACGAAGTCCTGCTAACTCACTTATCTCTATAATCCATGAGCCTTGTATCTGCTCAAAAGACTCTTTACCGTGAACGGTAAGGAACGTGTCGGAGAACCAATCCCCTGCTAAGAAGTTAAAGAAGGAACTTTTTTTCATCCCTTGCTCCCCTATTAATATGAGCACTAGGTCGAATTTAATACCGGGGTTGAAAATACGAGATACGGCACCGACTAACGTTTTTCTCATGGCGGCTTTCGTGTACTCGTTGTCTTCTGCGCCAAAATATTTTATGAGCAGGTTGTCAATGCGTTTCTTGCCGTCCCACTCTAAACCGCTAAGGTAATCCCTAACAGGGTGGAAGGAAGCATTATTGAACTCTAAGGCTAGTGCATCGTCTATTTTACCCGTAGCCGTTATACCGTAAAAAGTCTCAATATAGTTTCGTACCCCTGAGTAGTCTACGTCTTTAATGGGTTCGGGTTTACCTATCTTCCTCCAGGGTAAGTCAGATGTTACGTATTTCTTATTATCGAAAAGGTTAAATCTGAACTTATCTTTAAAGTTAATATCGTTCTTAATTATAAGCGTCACGTTTTTAGCACTGTTCTTGAAAACACCTGACCTATCAACATCTAACTTTTTACGCCACTTCGTGTTTGATTCCTCTTTGATGTCCATGTCCACGTCTAACTCTTCGCGTAAGGCCTGTAACCTTTCGTTAGCTATCGCTTCACTTAATTCGGGTATATCTACCGCGAAGTCTAGCATAGATAGGTAAGAAGGGGCTTTGGTTATTGCCTTTTCGGTGTCGTAGTCAGCGTCAAGTGCGCCAAACTTATGCAGCCTAACCATATCAAAAGAGTTTACTAATTTGCCTGAACACGGGTCCGTAGAGTGGTGAGAGTAAGCGAATTTATCTTCGTACACTATTAACCCTCCTGCCGTACTCCCTTCGGTATACGTAAAACGGAATCCATCCCCGCAAGAGGAGTATACGCTCGGTAGAAAATATTCAATAGCTTCCTTAACGGTGTACTTTCTACAGAAAGCGCCGACTATGCCTTTCTTCACCAAAGGATCCTCTTGTTTAGAAGCGGTTTTCTTTATATCTACATCATGGCCTTTAGCAAACGCCCATTCCGAAATATCTCTCCAGTTAACATACGAACGTAATATCTCATCGGCGTCTAAGGCCTTCCCTTTCTGCTCATTAAAAACACGCTCTCCGTCTTTAGAAACAGACGGCCAATACATAAGCCTGTTAGTTTGAAAAGTAGTCGGGTCAAAAAGATCTATGTCGATCTCATCCGCTACTTTTCTAGCTACCGCTATATACTCGTCAGGAGTCAAAGGTCTGTTAACGGGTATGATTAACCTAAAACGCGGGTTCTTCGGTGTATGTTTATGCGTTGAGTGTAGGACGGCAGCACACGAAAAAGTAAGAGTGAAGTCAGCCCAAAAATCCAACTCTGCGTAATCTAAATCCAAAGCGATAACCTGTCTGTGTTTGACATTTTGAGGGCTACGTTTCCCGTCAGCTAAATAACCTCCGACAAAACCCCCTACGTCTTTTATGTTACCTTGTTCGTTCTTGGGCATATTGGCGTACTCTTTGACTGTCTCGTGAGTTACTTGAAAGTCCGAGAGTTTATTTACCAGTTTTTCCCACGTCCATCTACTGTTCGTCCATTTTTTTCTCTTCGCACTCGGCGCGTGCGCAATGTCAAGTTTTAAATCTATCATATTAATCTTTTTTATAGTAAGGTGAAATAAACCCTTCCGCAGTTAGGGGTAAATCGGGCGCCCACTCAATAGGTTTTGCCATTTCTGTGTTCATCGTTTCCAATGCTTTTTCCGCTCTCGCTAAAAGTACCTCGCATACACTCTCATCGTGTACGTGCATAACTATAGGTAAGCCTTTTTTGTTTATCCTCAGCATGGAAACAGCTAAGCAGTCTCTAGCAACGGCCTGGGTAACATTCTCCGCTAACTTACCCCCGTAGGTAGATATGTAGACCCATTTTTTAGTTGTATCATCTTTACCCATGTACTCTATAGAAGGACCTCCGAACTTACCTTCTACTATTCTCGGGTTATAGTAATACAGTTTACGCCCCGAAGGAAGGGTGGCCGTCAAGTTAATCCCGTCGTAGTTAAATGTTATTTTTTTATTAGGTATAGAGAAACTGCGTTTGTACATGACTGCATTAATAGCGCATTTCTCTAAGTCTCTCCAAAACTTAACGATGTTAGGTGAATCTTCGCGCCATTTTACTTTAAACGATTCCATTTGACTATCAGTAAACCCTAACGCTTCTGCGCCGAATTTTTTCATGGCAGCTTTTCCGCCCCCGTAACCGAAAGCTAACTCTGCCACTTTACCTGTGTCTCTTTCAATAGACCCTTTACCTATATCTTCGAAAGCCTTTTTGTATAGTTTGGCTGCTGTGGCTTCGTATATCTTTCCGTGAGTCCTAAATACTTCCAGTCTCCACTCTTCATCGGCTAACCACGCGATAACCCTGGCTTCGATAGCGGAGAAATCAGAAATAGCAAAGGTATGCCCTTCTTTGGCTATAAAAGATGTCCTTATCAGCTCCGATAAAACGTAAGGTGTTTTACCGAACAGAAATTCGATAAGGTCGTAGTCCTTGTCTTTGAGTAAACCTCTTGCAAGGGTCAAGTCTTTGTCAGGCATTTTATTACGCGGAAGGTTTTGTAACTGTACACGTCTCCCTGCCCAACGGCCGGTCCTTGTAGCCCCGTAAAACTGAAACAGCCCTCTAGCTCTCTTATCCTCACAATGACCCTCTAACATAGACTTATATTTAGTGATCGAGGATTTCGATGTATTTTGGTGTAATTTAAGCAAGTGTTTTATGTGAGAAGGTATATCCTTCTGCAGCATTTCGCTAACGGCGTCTTTAGTTAAAGAGGTGATCTCTTCCCCTAACTCGTCAGAGAGGTATCCCTTTAGCTGCGCCCCGCTTTTCGGGTTCTGTAGACCCGTTATCTTTTTCATCTCTTCCACCTTCTCATCTCGGTAAGTAACGTAGCACTCGATAGCGTTCTCGGCTAAAGATGTATCTACAGCTATCCCCCTGTCATTTATATCCTGGTCCAGGTAATAAACATCTTCGTCGAACTCAGTCGGGACGATATAGGATTTAAGAAGA